TGGTTTCCATCCTGAGTATCGCCACAATAGGTCTAATTCTGATGTTTTCCGGTGCTAAGGCATTGAAAACAAACGCCGAAATGATGTAAGAAAGTCCTTGACTTTTATTCAACAATCAGGTATAATAGTCTTATAGGTTGAGTGATTAATTATATGAAAAGGGAACAAAAATGAAACCATATACTCTAAATGAAGCTTGGTCGGTTATAAAGACTGAAATGGAACAAAATGTGGGACAGTATTTTGTACCAGTGAAACGTCTGCCAGTTTCGGAATCTATTTACCCACCAGGTAAATATCCGTTGGTCACCTTGTTTGAGTTAATTTTTGCTTGGAGAGATAACTACGCCAAATTGCCGGCAAACCAGCAAGCAGCATATGATCGCCTTCAACAAGAGACAGACATCTTTGATCTACCAGTCAAAAATAGTGCTTTACTTTAATTCAAGAATAGGGTATAATAGTATTATAGGTTGAGTGATTAATTATATGAAAAGGGAACAAAAATGAAACAGTACTTTGATTATCTGGAAATATTGCGTAAGAGTGGCGTGACGAATATGTTCGGTGCTGCACCTTATTTGGAACGAGAGTTTGGTTTGGATCGACGTGAAGCAAGGACTATTCTCAAACAATGGATGGAGAGTTACCGTGGATAAAGTGATAGTTGATGGACATGTAGCAGTATTGGTATCTCCTGGGTATGGCGCAGGTTGGTCAACTCGGTCGGCAGGTTTTGGAGAATTCGCAGCATCAATGGTATTTGAACCAAAGGTTGTAGAGATGGTGCTGGCAGGAAATAGGGATAAAATTGGGGAATACATGGAATCCACATATCCAGGATGCCACGTGGGTAGTGTATTCAATATAAGGGTAGAATGGGTGCCAGTGGGAACTAAGTTTTGCATAGATGAATATGATGGTAGTGAAACTTTAGTTTTTGAGTCTGATATGAAATGGCAAATTGCTTAATTGAGGAGAGTTGATATGAGTGATACAAAGATGTGGGTAATGATTGTGGTGCTTGTCGTACTGATAGTCATTGGACCGTGGATTGTAATTTGGGCATGGAATACATTGTTTGGTGCTCATGTGGCAGTTGCATATAGTATTGAGACTTGGTTCGCTGTAATGGTACTGCTGGGAGCAATACATTCACCCGTCAGTGTGGGAAAAAGTAAATGAGTATACTGGGATTGATGGTTCTCTGTTTGGCGATTGGTTACGTTATTGGTAAGGAACAAGGATAGATATGTATATATTTCTGAGTGGTTGTACCTTTGCTTTCTTTGTTATGGTCGGTTACCTGATAGGCATATCACTGTGAACAGAGAAGCAAGCAATATGGCGATAATGCTATTGCTGGTTTGTTTGGTTCCATCTGCTGCCAGTGCGTATATCACCAAACCGCACTTCAAGATCGAAAAGATTTACCTATATCATAACACAGTGTGTCCGGAGAATACGTTTGCTGAATCACATTGGCCAGATGGAAGAGTTACCTGTTTAATCGAAAAGAAACCACACAGCAGTGCCGTTTTACGGTTCCCAAGGGATGGAGAATATTTGAAATGAAAAAACTACTAATCGCAGCAATGCTAATCACCACTCCGGTCTATGCTCACCATGGCACAGAGACCACCCTGACCACTATACCAATCAAACAGTGTATGGCAAAGGGTCGTGATAACGGCAAACACTTCAAGTCATACTTTGAGATGGATGAGTTGCTATACAATGGCATCATAGCATATCTCTATCGCCAAGGTGACTATGTTTATACTACCACCTGTATCAAAGGTTACGGTAAACCAGACACTATGCGTGAGGCAAAGCAGACAGCAAAGAACCGTGAAGAGGATCAGCAGGATTCCATTCAATCAATTCTGGACGCATACAAATGAAACGGATATCCTGGAGTTGGCAGTGCCCTGCTCAGAGAATGGAAATACACCACGATGAAGTAACGGGTGAATATGTGCTGATGTGTGGTCTAGGCAATACGCATGAGTTCTCTACGCCAACGGTACATAAGAAGATCCTAACGAACGAGAGGGATGCTGAGGCACTTGGCCAGGAGTATCTCAGAAGTTATGGCACCCCAAAGTGGTCTAGCATAACGAAATAGTGCTTGACTTTTATTCAATAATAAGGTATAATAGTTATTGTAGGTTGGGAATTTAATCATAGGAGAAGTGAATGAAGTCTGTTGAGATCAATCAAGTGAGTAATGGGTTTGTGGTTATTGTCAGTGATGATGATAGTGGTGAGCAAACGAGATACGTGTTTGCTAAAGAAGTGCAAGTTATGAAGTTCCTGAAGTCGATATTCAAGAGTGCTGAGTAGTTCTATATGATCTTATATGAGTTTATTCCTAAGCGAAAGAAAAGTAAACCCACTGCTGCAAAGCGGTTGTTACAGAAATCTTGGACAGAGTTACTGGAGAAATATAATGTCAAACAAAATAGTAAAGTCAGTCTGCAGTCTAATAGCATTGAGCATAGCCTTCCTATCAGGGATTTTGGCGGAAATGTTCGAAGTCTAGGTGACGGCATAGGTACGGCAACAAAGAAGGCAACCAACGTCTATACTGGCACTGCTATGATTGGAATAGCAACCATGCACAAATCTAATAGTGTGCCAGTATTTTCTGTTAAGGAAGCAATTGAAATATCTAAAATGAGAAGAGGGTAACAACGTGAGTAATTTACAATATGCATCAGATGTATCACACGATAAACCAAAGTTACAAGAGTTGCTGGATGAGGTGATTATTCAGAAAATGAAGATGGATAAGTTCTTCAGTATGTTTCTTGAGAAGTTTGAGAACGATATGGATTCAAATGTTCTGGGTACGCCTATATGGAATCTATACAACGCCAAAATGTCTCAGTATAAAGAACTGCGATCCCTGGAAACGGCAACCAAATACTATCTTGCGAGACCACTATGATATTTGAAAACGCAACCGAGTTCTCTCTGTATATTGAGGAACTATCTTCAAACAATCGAATGACCCACATAGATGCCGTGCTGTTTTACTGCAAGGAAAACTTCGTGGAACCAGAGGAGATTGCTCCACTGATCAGTCCATCACTGAAGGATAAGATCGCAATGAATATGCGGGCAGATCGACAAGGCACCACCTATACTCCTATGCTGGATGCATAGTGATCACTGGGTTTCGATGTTACAAGTACTACATTTCGATCAAACTTCACTTTACAAAAGATAATTATAATGTTTTTTTGACTAGGGGTAATGTAAAGGGTTCTGAGCAGGCGTTCATATCCCGGAATGACCGGTATCTGTTTGAAAAGATAGCACGGAAGCACCAGACTGATCGTGAAGTGATAAAGTATTTTGTGGCAAACTTTAGTTACGGCAATGACTCTGTTGTGTATAATGAAGATAGTGCTGAGGATAACCTGCAAGAGTGGAATCGTCGGAGAGAAAGTCTCACTAGGGTATTTGAGAACGACCTACATGAAGTGGTATTACAGAAGGAAAGGAATAATCTGTCCAGAGAACAGATATTTGAGTTTAACGGGAATAACCTTCCTCTGCTGCTCAGGATGTACATAGGAAAGAAAGTGACTATAGAAACTATGTTCCTGCTCTCGAAACTCAATGGATATCTCAAGAGTTGGCATAATAATAGTTCTATGATACTCTGGGAAGATGATCGCCGCCGTATAGAGAAATGTGAGGGTTTCGTCAAACTCAACCCAGAAAAACTAGATCCAATTTATGCCTCCTTCATGGAAGAATTAGAATGATTGATTTGACTTAATACATAGTTTCAGGTATACTTATATTTATAAGAATTAGAAATTCGGAATTCCGAATAATTGAAGTACTAATCCATAAGGAGGGAACAGAAGGAAAATGAGCAAGACAAGACGATATTATATCGACAAATTTGATGAGAAACAAGAAGGTCGATTCACCGGCAACAAGAAGGTGAAGGGAATGAAGATACTAAATACAATTGATGAAGAAGAATCATCAGATCCCTTTGCAGATGAGATGTCAGTGACCGATCAGATCTTCATCAAACACATCAAACATACTAATTAATACGATACTTTATAAGGACTAATAATATGGATCTCAATACGTTACGAAAGATGCGCAACACCGACTTCGGTAAGATTGCACAAGAGTTTGAAAAGATTGCAACACCTGGTGGCAACACTAAGTCATATCAAGATGACAGGGTTTGGAAGTTAGAACCAGACAAGGCAGGCAATGCTTCTGCCACCATTCGATTTCTACCCAAGACAGAAGGCGATGAACTACCATGGGTCAAGGTATTCTCCCATGCCTTCCAAGGACCGACCGGTAAGTGGTACATCGAAAATTCATTGTCGACAATTGGACAGGAAGATCCGTTAAAAATAGCGGCTTAATAGAGCAATCTATTTCGAAAAACTCGGTTAATTGCTGGAACACCCTTAGAGCCAATAATTCCACAAAGGGGAATTGAAGTCTCCGGTTATATAAAATAGACTATAACTGGAGGGATTATGAATATAACTTGTGCAGTAACAAATAAAGACTTTACCTCTTTACGAGGATTCTTGAATCACCTAAGAACATTAAATATGACTTCGAAAGAATATTACGACAAATACGTAAAACTACCAAATGAAGAAGTGTGTTCTTGTGGAAATACTAAACTATATAGTGGTTGGAAATATAATAAATATTGTTCGACTCAATGTTCTGAACAAATTTCCGATAGAAATGTATATATTTCTAATAGATTCAAGGGTGTGGATAGATGCGAAAAGTTACGCATCTTGAAAGAAAAAAGAGGAATTGTTGATGTGAATGTATCTAAAAGAAAACTAACCATAGAAATCAATGCTAATAAATTAGGATTAACTGTTTTTGAATATCATTCTATAATTGGCAAGAGAGGTTCAGATACAATCACACAAGAAAATAGAGATAAATCGACGATAACTGCATTAGAAACTAGATTTAATAACATTAAATCTAACTATAAAGATTATGCTTTATTCGGCGAGACTATACGAGTTCAGGGTTATGAACCCCGTATATTAAATTATCTACAAACCATATTAGATGAGAATACATTAGTTGCAAATGGGAAAAATATTGGATGGTTCAAATATAATTCCTCTGATGGTAAGCAACATATGTATTTTCCTGACATGATCATACCAAATTTTATTGTTGAGGTTAAGAGCACTTACACATTTAACCAAAATAGATCGAATGTATTCAATAAAATAGGTGGAGTATTTTCTGATAATAAAAATTTGTTGCTTGTTATACCTTCAATTTCAGAAGTTCGAAAGAACAAACTTGATGGAACGAAAAAATTATTGGATTGGGCAATCAGCAGCCAAGCATCTAAGGATTACACAAATACTCCATTTGTGGCAATCTATGATGAAGGTTCAACGACTATCCTTATTGGAGTAGAGTCAAATGACTCGAAATGCCGAGGCTCTTCAAGAATTCTTGAAGAATGTGATATAGTCTGGTCTGCGGCGAAATCCGTAGCAGTGTAGAAGTATTATACGGGAATAAAATCATGAATTATTCTGAACATAACGTAGGACAATTAAATAGCACTCTCTGGAACTCTGGTTCCGATGCCAATAAAGAAATTGCCCGTAAACAAAAGCGCAAGTTGCATTTCTATGTAAACATTCTAGTGATCTCTGATCCTAAGCATCCTGAGAATGAAGGTCAAGTCCGTCTATTCAAGTTTGGTAAGAAGATCTTTGATAAGATTATGGATAAGGCACAACCGACTTTCGAGGATGAGAAACCAGTCAATGTGTTTGACTATTGGGAAGGTGCAGACTTCAAGTTACGTCAGCGTAAGGTTGAAGGATATCCTAACTACGATCAGTCAGTGTTTCTGGAACCAGCAGCAATTGCAGAGGATGATGAGACCATTCTGAAGATTGCAAATGCTCAGCACAAGTTATCTGAGTTCACAGATCCAACTAACTTCAAGTCATATGATGAACTGAAGAAGAAGTTGGAGATGGTTCTATCAACTGGTGGAGTTACTTCAAAGAGTGCTTCTGATATGATGGAAGAGGAAGTATCGAGTTATTCGCCTCCAGTTGCAAAGAGCAAGGCAAGCCCTGAACCAAAGGTGA